GTACTAGATGGACGTCCTCTATCATCTCTGCGCGAACGGATAGTACCTAAATACCCATCAGGATATTCAGCCTGCGGGGCACGACCCACACCCATGCGTAGAAAGTCGAGCTCAGAACGAGCAACTGGAACGCCACCGCCACCATATACCGTGTTAGTTCCATACATACCTCCAGCACCGAGGTTTTGTATGTTCTGATGGGTATTAGGCATACATATATGGTACGCCTTGGCTAGCTAAATGGTTGCTCTAAACTCTTTTCCTTCGTAAATGGCCCAACCGTCCATGATATGAATTGGCTGTAAAGTGAAGTGTCCGTCGTTTCGAACCCACCCGACCATCACTCCTTGTTGCCAATCCTCCCAATGTTTGACAGGACGTCCTTGGTCATTGATTCCAGAACCATACGAAGGTACGGCTCCATCAATTCTACATAGGCAACCAGGGCTGGCTGCGACAGAACGGATTGCACCTGAAGCGTCTGCGACAGTTTTATACTGGAGCTCTTGACGGTGTGCGTGTCCAAAGACTGTTGAAATATGTGGGTTTTTGTTTGTATGCGCACTTGCAGTAGAACCATTAGAACGGGCAATGTTGCCATGGATAGCACGTAACGTTTTTGTAATCCAATACTCTCCTGCTGGGTATGCTCCAATGTAATCCACCTTTAGTTCGTCTAGTCGTAGCAAATGTGGGACGGACATTACTGGCCAATCCTCTGGTGTTGCGCCTGCTCTCTTAATACCTTTGGATGCCATCGCGTTAGCAATTACATAACGCTGCATCCTACAGTCATGATTGCCCTCCAATAGCACAATTTTAGCATCGGGACTTGTCGCCCTCTGCTTTGCAAGTAATGCATGTGCGTAATCGAGGGCAGGCTGCACAGTATGAGCAAACATCTCTTCTTGTGCATATTTGCCCATAGTAGGAAGGTCAAGGTAATCACCTAAATGGATAATCTCATCAACGCCATACTTCTCTTCGAGGTAGGCAAGTATTTGAAAATGAACATCAATTGCAGACTCGTCGTGAAATGGGTCAAGCGTCCCATCTTCATACTTACGATATCCAATCTGCGGGTCAGGAACGAAGAAGATTAGGCGATACTCTCCCTTGCTTGCGGTCTTTGGTTTGCTTGTCGCTGGTTTAATAACTGTTGGCTTTGCTTGTTGAATTGGTGGCCATGCCCAATCATTAGTTTGTCCAGTTAATGTTTTGGAAAGAACATCTAATACCGTCAGTTTTTCTGACATGCGCAATAGCCTCTCATATGTGTTCTGAATGTAGTTAACTTGCATGGTAGTTCCACGCCAGCATCAATTAAATCTGTGTATAACTGTTGTGCTGAAATATTCTTTGAATCAGATATTTTTTTAAATGCTTCTTTAGTTGCATCATCTTGTTTATCAAGCCAATATCCAAATGAACATCTTTCAAAAGCAGAGGCATTAGATAAGTGCTTGTTTAATACGTCTAACACGTGGTCTCCCGTCAAGTTGCGTCGGCTCACATCAGAATCGTATCACATAAACACAAAAGGCCCCAGCGTTTGCTGGGGCCCTTTGGCGTGTCTACTTACTACTGATAGGTATTACCTTTGGCTTCTTTTCTTCAGGCAACTCACGCACTAGATGTACGGTAAGAATGCCGTCAATGAGGGTGACCTTTGTGACCTTCACATAGTCAGCGAGTACGAACGTTTGTTCGAAGTCTCGCGCCGCTAAGCCTTTGTGCAGATAGGTCTCATCGTCAGAATTCTTAGAACCTTTGACAGTAAGTCTATTATCTGTCTTCTCAACTGTGATATCAGACTTGCTAAAGCCAGCCACAGCCAACTCTATTTCATACTTGTCATCTTCTAATGACTTGATGTTATACGGAGGATATGTAGAAGGCTTGATTGACTGACCTTGTGCCCGCAGCTCTTCCATTATCTTTAAGTGCCTATCGAATCCAATGGTCCACGAGTTTAATAACGTATTTAATTGGTCAAGTGGGTTTATTGTTACTGGTTTCGGGGTTTGAGGATATTGACCGTAGTCAGGGTATTTCTTTTTTTTTGGAGGCGTGCTCCAACTATCTATATGCATAATCTCTCCTTAGACGAGACTAGGTTATGGCCCCCAATCGGCAGGCCGATAAAAGTATAGCACCTCCGTTTTTTAGACGGAAGTGCTATTAAGGTTTTACTATTTAATTAATCTAGGTCAGCAGAACCCGCGGAGAAGTTTGGCTTCTGGCGGCGGACAGCTGGGGTAAAGATACGGCCGTTGCCTTGTGTGGCACCAGCTTCTGGAGCTGTAGTCTGCTGGAACTTAACACGAACGCCATAGCGTGCGCCTGTTCCACGTGCGCCTTGACCCATCACGTTCTTGCGAGAAGGTTTAGCTTGCTTGTATGGGTCAACACTCTTGGAGTGACCCTTCTTCACGAGTGTTCCCTTTTCAACAGGAGCTACACGTGGCTTTGAACCCGAAGCGTTTGATGGCTCAGCAGACGTTGGAGCAATCGGAGCTGGGTTCTTCTTTGAATCTGCTTTCATTTAATATCCTTTGGCCTAAGGTGTCTAATAAATGTAGTTTATCTAATAGATAAATACAGGCTTAACTAGCCACGATTGAAAAGACGATAGCTGAAATCTGGCCGTCATGGCTCTCGATGCTAGCGAACCCTGGAATGCAGCTCAGGTCTAAGCCTCTTGGAGCGGTGTAACCACGGGCGATTGCGATTGCTTTTACTGCTTGGTTTACTGCCCCTGCACCTACCGCACGAATCTTGCACTGGCGGTTCTCGTATATGGCGTGGGCGATTGCGGAAGCTACGGCTTGTGGGTTAGACCCCGCCGACACCCGCAGGATGTTTTCTTCTGTTTGCTCGGACATGTGTACCTCGGTTTACGAATAGTGTTATCCCTCGGTAATTATTATGTCCTCTAACCTAGCTTTGGTCTGTCTAAAGGGGTAGGTGCCTTGGCAAAGGTACCGCAGGAAGCACACTCCATATCTAAGAAGTAGGTAGCTATCTCGTAGTTATCAAACATAGCTTTGATGTTCCATATATCTGATTGACATACAGGGCATTCGTGTAGGACTAGGTTTTGATAATCAAGGGAACCTGTATAGTCAGGCTTTAATTCACGAATTGACTTCATCCATGTCACGCAGTTCAGAAGGTGGGACGTACCAGACCCTCACCCCGCGTTCCTCCTTGTATAACCAATCTGAATTTACACAGTCTTTACCGTACATCCAACCAACCGCGATATAGGGAGGGCTCTTGTACCCATCTGCTGGGTTCCGTCTAGCTGATATAGCTAATCCTCCACGTAACAATACATACTTTTTACTAATACTATCTCTAGAAGTGAATCGTAACCCGCGCTTTTCATTAAAGGTGTACCTGACCTCGCCAAATCCAGGTAGGTCTAACTCGCTCTTCCATTTGTTGTAGTGAGGAACAAATTCGGTGTTGCCCATCATGCGAGCAAACGCTAACTCAGACCCAGCGCATACCGCATGCTGCCACAACTCATCTAAGTCGCCCTCAGAGTAGCTTATGTTCTTTGTGGGATTGCCAAAGTAAGGCTTCTGTCTTTGGTAACCAACCTCAACGCAGGTAGCCTCTTCAAATGGAGTTAACTGATACTCCCAAGTCATTCTATTTCAGCTTTCAACTTATCTAATAGTTCTCGGTTCTTTTTAATCTCTACTTCTACTAACTCAATCTCTTCCGCAGACATCTTGTCTTTGTTGTCTTCGTATAACTTCATGCCGATATCAAAGTTAGCTTGGAACACTGCTAGCTGCATCTTACGACGCTCTGCTATAAAAGCCTTCTGCTCTTCCTTGCGGGCTTCAATCTTATCTTGTCTCTTGCTCATCCTTGTCCTCCCCACCCTCCGCCTTTGAAGTGTATTGATGGCGGGGTGAATTCTTTAGTCATAGGTAACCCGCACATTTTACATAGGGGTCTCTCTAGTGAATCAAAAGTCATATGAACCTCTACTGGATTAGCACAGGGCTCACACCTAAAGTCATACTTAGGCATTATTTCTCCCTGTACTTTGGGTCTTGGACTTTCTGGTAAATCTCTTTCTCATAAGCCAAAGCCGCACTCGCAGATACCAAATGCGCAAGCGCAAAAGAATCAGCTGCATTGTCATCGGAGAACTCTACACCCCACTTCTTAAATACGTGAAGCATAATCTGGCTTTTAGATATGCCCTGCCCTTTGCCAGTGACGTACTTCTTTAACACCGTGGGAGGTACTATCAAAGGGTATTGATTGAACTCATTGCGAAGCGTCAACTTAACAACCCCACCTAGTTCTCCTAACATGTTAGCCATTTGAGAACCGAATGCGTAACCTTCAATAGCTACATCTTTTATATCCCTAAGCTGCAAAGAACTAATGATGTGGTCCTGTATATCATATAGGCGGTCGACCCCACGTAGTTCAGACTTGTACACAGTTGTAAAAAACCCACCACTATTTAATAGGGTTATAGCAAACCCACTATAAGACTGGTCTATACCCACGTACACTGGGTTGTCTCCTAGACTGCCATCCTTAAAGGTTTTTACGGGCACGGCGCTCTCGTTCTTCGTAAACCATTTCTATAGTTCCAAAGTAACCCGCGCCATCCACTAGGTTATCTCTCTTAGGTTGGAAGGCTTCTCTGGCTAACTTGGTGCCCACCATACATAAACCAACCTGTTCTGGGGTTACCTCAATACCCAAAATCACAGACCATATCCGCGCTATGCGTGAGAAGTTATCAAGCGGGTGGTCATACGACATCTGTCGGTCACCGTGTATAAGCTGATTAGCTTCATCAAATATGTTCATGGAGTAAACCTATTAGTCTTCATTCTGTCACCATGACCTCGACGAGTAATCTCTCGGCTTACTAAATAGTAATAACGCTCTAGACCATCTTTCATAGTCTCAAGCATCTTTCTATATGCGTATGCATAAGTCTTGCGGTTTACTAAGTTTGATATGTCTGATTCTACTGACACAATTGCTTTGAGCATGATTGATTTCTCAGTTGTTTTACCTGTTGTCTTCTCAATCATTCTCTTTGAATGCTCATACTCGTACAAGTTCTCTGCTTCTAACTCCGCAATAGCGGCACAAGCAACCTGTGTGCTAAGAAAGTTATAGTTCTCCATGTACTTAGCAGCAAGAACCATTAACTCTTGGTCATCTACAATAGTGATATCCGCAGGGAAAGGGGGGATATCAAGATTCAATGATTTACGAACTGGAAGACCTTGACCCTCTAGGACGTGAAGCATTTGTTCTGCTGCGCCTGTGGCAATTAACTCACTCATCGTAACCCCTACATTTATAGCATCCGTTGGCGCTTATATTACACGGTATTGGTTCGCCCCTGTCAACCGCATCTACAATCTGTTTTGCAGCTTCGAATATATGTTCGATACCAAAGTCGCTCTTAGGGATTACAAACTCTTTAATGTCCTGAGTAGCCTTAGCCTCATAGATAATTACTGCTTCTTGTGGATGATTCTCGAGCTTCAATAACTCAGCCAGCTTCATGTATATCTGAACCTGTGTTATATGCTTCATGAAAGGAGCGTTAACGTTCTTCCATATCTTTTCAAAGTCACCATCGTGTTCAGCGATTAGGTCTGGTACCTCATATCTAAACGTGCCCATACCCACAGACTTAATCTCAAGCATAAGGGGGTCACCTAAACCAACTAACCACCCATCAGCATGACCGTAGATACGTAACGGTTCATAGTACAAAGGTACTTCTCTATATTCCAACGGACCATCGTGACAATCGGCAGGGCCCCAGAACATCTCTTCACACTCTTTGCAATACCACTTGCCGTATAGGTTTCCCATCTCGTGGAACCAACCCTGCCACTTAGCGTGGATACTATGTCCCTCTTCAAATACAGATAATAATTTAAAACTAGGAGCGCGTTTACCTACAACAGGCTTACCAGATAGCTGGAAGTACGAGGCTCGATGACACCAATCTGAACCAGACATCTCTGACGGGTGTAGAACATCTGTTCTACGGCTAGTGTCTGCTGGCTTAGATAAAACATGTCGCTCTACCGAACCTAATACTCTTGTTGGTTTCTTAGCCACATCTACAAATTTCTTCAGGGCACCGCTTGGCTTGTAATTCATACGTCTCCATTACCATTGTGTCTTAGTTTCTATCCACTGTTTTAAAGTAAGACCTTCTCGCTTTGCTTTTCGTTTCAAAGCGTTCCGCTCTCTATGACTCATGCCGCCCCATATACCGTGCTGTTCATCTATGCTGTCTGCATAGAGTAAACACTCTTTACGCACAGGACATTCAGGCAGTCCGTCACGCCCATAACACACAGCCTTTGAGACTGCTGCTATAGATTTATATTTAGTTTTGTCTCTTGGTGGATACCAAAGTTCGGTATCCATTCCCCTGCACTTAGACTCGTAACGCCATTCTTCTATGCCGTCGGTTTGTTCGTACAAGTACACTCCTGAAGGTTCTGGCGTAGTTCCAGAAAGTCGTCTTCAGTGAGCATCACATAATTTTCATTATTGAGACTGAAGCCGAGGACGGGTGTCCTACTGTCAAGGATGGCTTCCCTGACAATCTTTTCCAAAACTGTCGCTTTGACAGTGAAGGAGGCTTTGCCTGTCCACTTATGCTCTATGAGCAAATCGTGTGAACGGACATCACCTTTACGACTCCAGAACGCACCGCTGGCAGCGTTGCGTTTGCCTTGAACCCTCTTAGCGAGTCGGTCCTCATGCTTCCTTGATTGACGCTGGCCTTCACTCTTCATGCACGTACTTAGACCCAGCTTTAATTGAGTCTAGAACATCGCGCTCTAGAGTTTCCTTCAGGTCAATCTCTTCTCGAATAGAGGCAAGCATAGCCTCTTTACCCTGCCACTGTCTATCGGCATACCTGAGGTAAGAACCAGCCCTACCTATAACACCATTTACCATACCAATAGCAATCAATTCTTTTCCAAAATCATACTCTCCAGCGGGTACTTCCCCGCCATTTTCAAAGTAAAAATCTAAAGTGGCTACCTGATGAGGGGGGGCCGACTTGTTCTTTAAGACGCGAACCTTTATTTCCTGACCGATTCTATGCTTATCTTGACCAGAACCAAGTTCAATCCATTGTGAACGGCGTACCTCTATGCGTGTAAAGAAGGCGTAGTCTTTGCCCAATCCACCTGGGGTGGTTCTTGGGTCTGCGTATGGTCCAACCCCAATCTTGGAACGCCACTGATTAATCAGTAGTCCAATGAAGGGTCTTTCTGCTTCTGTAAGACTTCGCTTGCTAGCTTTTCCAACTTTACGGAAGAATTTATTAGTAAGTAACGCCCCACGTCCCACTGTAGATTCCTCCATCTCCTTCTTATTCTCATCACCAGGGACAAGTGCTGGGAGGCTGTCAATGACAACGCAATCGACTGCTTTAGACTCGGTGATTTCAATGACTGCTTCGTAAGCTTCCTCCATTAAATTAGTTGATATCACATAAACTCTAGCTACATCTACTCCGCACATCTCAGCATAGCCTGGAACCCATTGTTCAGCGGCTACCCACACAGTTGTAAACTCTGGGTCACGCTTTTGATTAGCGGCAATAGTCTTCAATGCTATGGCTGTCTTACCATTGCTAGCCTCACCAATAAGTTCATGCCATTGGTTGATAGGCCAACCACCACCTAAAGCCACATCTAAACTAACTGAACCTGTGGTTACTCTTCCAGTTCCTTCAGTTATATCAGAGGCAAGAACGATAGTGTCGTCTCCATACTTTTTATTTATCTTAGTTAGTATCTTAGTCAGTTCGGCATTCATCAAATTTTTCCTATAATTCCTTGAGGGTTAAAGTTGTTTCCACTGTGAACCTGTTTAGCAGCCTGCACTGGACCCTCGGCTTGTGGACCTCTGATACCAGGCATCCCACTCCCTGACTGCTGAATAGGATAGCCGCAATCATAGCACCTAGGTCTAGTCTCAGCCGTACCCCCATAATTACCGCTTCTACAGTTAGGACATCTAGGTGTCTCAGGTCTTGCCTGCTGTGATGGAGGCATCTGTGGAGTTGAAGGCGATGGAACATATGCGGGTTGTTGTACCTGCGGAACACTCTGTGGTTGTTGCGTTCCTAATTTATTAGCCCACCAATTACTACTCATCGAAGTTACCGTCCTCTAGTCTCATGTTTTCTACTGAGTCTTTAGATAATATCCCCAACTCTACAGCGGCCGAAAATGACGATATCAAAGATGATAACGCTACGACCTTATACATCTGACGCATTATAGTCATCTCATGTGTCACTTGAGAGGCGTCATCCTCTAGCGATTCTTCTATATCTTTAACCTGTATAGCAGTGATGGCATCAGATGTTATCTCAGCCATAAGCTCTATAAACGGAAGCAGGTCAGCAATAGCTTCCATGCGATAGTCGCTGTCTTCTTCTTCTTTTACATTACCCTCATCACTTACTGGAGTTAGGTTCAGTCTAGTTGCTATCTCGTTTGGGTCTATCAACCCTGTGTCATACAAGAACCAACGCATCAAATGTGTAAGCGGTACATCCTTAGATATGATTTCGTATTTGGGTTCTCTTCTTTTCTTAAACCACTTCACTTAGCCTCGCCCCACCTTTCTACCACTTTTACATCTGCGACTAAAGGTACCTCTAACACATGTATGCCTTCCATAGCCTCTCTAATGGCTTGTTCGGTGGCGTCTACCTCTGAGTCTGGGGTGATAGTCACTAGTTCATCATGCACAGTAAGTAGTAGATTGGAAGTACTGGGGATTAATTTATGAGCGCGAATCATGGCTAACTTCATGATGTCAGCAGCAGAACCTTGGATGCGTGTATTAAAAGCCTGTCTTTCTGCGCCAGCCTTTAATCCTAAGTCTTTAGACTTTATCTCTGGTATGTAACGTCGTCTACCCATTAATGTGGTGACATAACCTTTTAACCGAGTAGCCCCGACAACCTTTGACCTATAAGTGTTTACCGAAGAAAACTTGGTAGAAAACTCACCTAATAAATTGCGGGCCTCTGTCAAAGAGCACCCAATAGAGCGGGCAATCTTATCGGGACCAACGCCGTAAGCCATAGATAATACTAACACTTTGCCAGCCTTGCGGTCTACCCCCATTGTGTCTCCCACTGTGGTGTATATGTCCCCACCGTCTAAGTAGTTCTTAGTCATGATTGGGTCTTTGGACATGGAAGCAATGATACGAGGCTCAATCTGTGAGTAGTCGGCAACAATTAACTTATATCCCTCAGGTGCGTAAAACAGGTTGCGGATTGCCTTACCGTTCTCACTAGCAGATGGATTAGGTATGTTCTGCAAATTAGGGTTACGACTGGAGAATCTACCTGTCTCAGCACCGTGTTGAATGAAGTCACAATGAACACGGCCGTTTACCAACAAGCTCTCTTTATATTCTGTACGAGACTTACCACCAGTTGTTCTAACTACATCGCCACCTAGGTAAGGAACCACATATGTCGTATGTAACTTGTTCAAATCCGCATACTCTAATAGCGCCTTTACAAGTGGGTCTTTCTCTCGATATGGTTCCAATGCCTCAGATGATACTGAGTAGTCGGTATAACTTAATTCCTTGCCGTTTTCCTCATTTTTACCGCCCTTACCCGTGAGTAACTTAGGCTTAAGACCTCTGCCACCCTCGTCTTTTGGACTGTATAACAAGTGCTGTTTCTCAGGGTTAGAGTTAATGTTGAACACTCTACCCGCAGCTTTATATATGTCAGACCTAGCCTCTTCAATAGAAGCCTCTAGGTCGTCGTTAAGTTTCTTAAGTGCCTCTAAATCTATTGGTGCGCCAGTTAACTTCATACTGCAAAGTACCTCTAGCACGTCCATCTCTAGTTTCATTATGTTGTTAAGTTCTGCTTCTTCTATCTTAGGTTTTACTGCTTTCCATAATAAGAATGTGTACTTAGCATCTAGATAGGAATACTTAGCTACTTCGGAGAACCCGTAGTTTTCTACTTGAGCGCCTACACCTTTCTCCATTTTGTATCCTAGTTCGCGCTCTAAACAGTCGTCAAGACCGACCTTATTCTTATTCCTGTTGTCATAAACAAACGAGCCAACCATTGTGTCAAAGTATGGTTGTACAGGCGTTTTACCCCCGTAGTATTTAGCAACAGAGGTTAAATCAAATACTAAATTGTGACCTACTTTTAAAATAGATTCGTTAAACATCAAAGGCTGCAACGCAGCAAAGACCTCAGCAGGTCTTAGCTGTGGGACCTCAGGTCCAAATACTTTAATAGCCTTCTTCTTATCTCTAGAGTAATCAGATTCTCTAGCAGGTAAACCAGCAAGTACTCTTTTCTCACCCTGTCCAGTTAATGGAAATGTCTCGCTAATAAACTCGCCGTGAGGATGGCCGAGTGGTATGACATCGCCACGCCCATGTGTAGCAAGTGAAATCCATAAGACTTCATTAACAACAGGGACGCCTCTTCTGTCACCCACGGTTTCTACATCGAAAGCAAAAGCATCTTGTTTCAGATAGTACTGAACCAAGTCATCTAACTGTTCCAAAGTAGTAATTATGTTCATCTATTCCCCTTTAAACTGTAAGACCTGGTTGAGGGGATGGCGACCAGGCCTTACAGCATCCTAATTATAGACCGAGTAGTTGATTTGCAATCTCTTCAAGTTCAGCCCATGTGTGTTCCTTGATAATAGAACGGTCATAAGGCTTCATCTCTGCGATTGCTTTCTCGACCTCTTCCGCATTAATTTGCCAATCTTCCATGAGGTCGCGTGGCTTAATGGGGGTTAGATGATAAACAGTTTGTTGCATCTTACCTGTACGGCTGATAGCCCAATAGTTCTTATTGAGTGGGCCTGCAGGTGAGAAGTGTGCTGCATGTAGTGTCTTATAAAGACGTGGTGATGCGACAATCATTTGTCGCTGTGGTCCACCTGGCACGCTGAGGTTAGCGATTGTGAAGGCACGCTTGTCCTCTGGCTTGCTACCAAGCTTTGTGCATAGTGGGTCGTTTGGCCCAAGGGAAACGTACGAACGCTTTCCTTCAGTCTTCTGTTGCAAGAAGTGTTGCTTGTAACTTGCAAAAGGACCATTTGGGTCAAGGAATTTGATTACTGTGAACTCACCTTCATTGAAGCGAAATTCAACTGGATAATCATTGGCTGATACAGACAGCTTATCTGCTGCCTCCCAGCCTTCTTGTACTGCTGCGCTAGTTGCCTGCTCTGGGCGGGC